CCTGTGTTGTATTCGTTGCCATATCCCGAAATTCTCGTTGCAACGATAATGGCGTTTTTATCGCCAACCAACAAAGAATCAGGATCAATCCTTTTGTCAGCGATTAAATTCTGAAGCACCCGATCTAATGCAACGCCCTTTTTAAGAAGAGTGCGGGAAGTAAGAATGTCCTCTTCCTTTGCAGTCATCTGTCTGATTTCAATACTATCCTGCCCACGAAGAGGATGCCCTTCTGGGTAGAATTTGCCTCTCGATGGCAATTCAACGAATTCTGTGGGGACAACAAATGAAAATCCCTCTGAATTACTCTGCATAACGTTAACTGGCGGCGTCTCAACATTCATATTTTGAGTGCCACCGATACGATCTTTATTTCTTGACAACATTCACCTCAATTTGTAATTTGTCTATGTTTTTCGATTATTGGAATTAGAAGAATTGCTTCGTTCCGGCCGGGAGGTCCCCGATAGTGGAAGTGGAGCCGCCTGTCGCGACCGAAAGTTTCGCCCAATCATATTTGAGCGTAACGCTAATTTCTGTTAGTGCATCCTCGCCATAAGCCAATTCGCCATATTTAACATCTTTTATCCATGCATTATAAAGCTCCCACGTTTCAAGGGGGGATCCCTTAGCGTCCAACTGCGATATGTAAACCTTTCCAAGAGCAGAAGCCGCAGTGGCTTTGGTCATCGTACTAAGATCGCCTGAATTAACGGGCGGATGGTAGCCGCCGCCTTGAATCATTGATGTAAAGGAAGCCGCCATATCTGGATCAATGGGGTCGACCAAGGTAACAGTAACCGGCTCCCACGTAACGGTTCCGGGATAAAAGAACGTATGATTTAAAAATTTGTGATCTGCTTCGCCAATCGAGAACGCAGGCTTACCAGCAGATTTTGCCCACCAAAGAAAGCTTTGGTCTCCAAATCCCGTAAAGGTTACTTTAAATCTAAATTTTCTCTTTGGGTCTTTCAGACCACCAGCAGTAAAGTTTTCTGACCAAAATGGCATTTTTTATGGCTCCTTATGTTTCTCTATTTTAATTAGTGTTGTGGAGGAAAATCCCCCCACTTCTTTTGTTAGTCGTCGAACGATGCGCCCGTTGACATAATCACGAAGTCGATTGCAATAAATTCAATTGCTCTCGCTGGCTTAACCATAATCTTCGCATACAAGATGTTCTGATCGATTAAATCTGGCGTTGTGGTAGATTCATCGAGAATCAAACGATAATCGGTGATTCCAAAGCGCGCTTTAACATTAGTAAGCAGCGGATCAATGAGTGCCTTGAATCTATCCCAAGTATCCTGCACATTTTGATCGAATAGAACCTGTGAAGAAAGAATCGAAATTTGTTTCTTGAGATAAATTACGAGCCTTCTAACATTGATTCTATCTAGTGCGGACTGCTGTTCCTGAAGGGTCTTTTGCCCGAAGACAACGATTCCAGTCGAGGGGAAGGTAGCAATCGGATTAATGTTTGTTTCATAGAGTGTATCCCTATCTTTGGAAGTAAGGCGCTCTGAAACTTGCAGTACTCCAATTCCGGCTGCACCGTCAGAAAGACCGCCGCGATTGAATCCTGCTGGAGCAAACCACAATTCGCTCCTGGCTTGTGAACTGGCCATAACCCCCAACATTGCAACAGAAGGCGGAATCCAAACAAATTGGCTCGTATTATCATCAACAGTTTTTACCCAAGGATAAAAAGTGCAACCATAACTTGAGTCGATAACCCGGTTTTTCAATGCAGTGGCTGCTGCGGTGGGCGTTGTGCCAATTCGGTTGCTCTTGTTTCCGCTATCATACTGCTCGGCAGCAGGCAAGTACACGCTTGGAAGATCGATAATCCCAAGGGCATCCGCTCGCTCTTCGCAAGTCCTTACCAGTTGGGTGGTCAACCCCTCCAACGTTAGTCCAGGAGCAGTCAAGATATTCATGTCAATAAACTCGGGATCGGCAACAGTATCGATAGCCCTTCTCCATGTATGATAAATATAATCAGTTGCTTCAGTAGAAGTGCTCGTCATTCCGCCGTTGTACATCGGATCTGGATTTAGGATATTAAATCCATCAAAACCACCCCAGAAGGGAGCCGTAAATCCTCTATATCCATCGCTAAGTGTGGTCGACCATGTGTTGCTGCGACCAGCCATGCGAGAACCAGAGAGCCAGAAATAATCGCCTGCGGAAGTTTTTACTATATCGTTCATGGAGAACATATAATTCCATGCCGAAGCGCCAGAAAGCTGACTTGGATTCTGTGAGGCATATGAGGTAGGATCATCTGGGAAACCACCATAAAGCAGTCTGTGATAATCCCCAATCCCCGGCATATTTACTGTCGATGCTGCGGTACGGGTGGTCTGCATTCCGAAATAAGCATTCTTCGGATCTGACATCCCCCCATCTGAAGCGCTCAATCGTAAGAGTGTGGTGGGGAACTTAAGAGAACCAGTACAGACGCCCACACCCGCCGCGGTGTCTGCGTTGGGACTTCCCGAGAGAATCGCGCTGGAATCTGCACCGAGGAGGGAAGCCGCCGGGAAATAAATGAACGTATCGTCAATTGCGGTATCCGTATAGCTACCGGTAATGGTTCCCGTCGCCTTGAATTGCGGAGGTCCAAAATACCCAAAGGGCAAAAGTGATTCGTTGGTGGCGCCGGCTTCGGCGTCGGAATTCATCTCAACATACACAAATCTTGATTGATTGGGGAATTCACCATATGTCTTCAGCATTCTATTTGTTGAATCCCAAGCCGTATACTGATCTCCAATTATTCTAGCAACAAAGTTTGGAGATGAAGGATCGAGGGTCAAATTATCGAACCTTTCCATAACTTGTACATTGTTGTCGGTATCTCCTATTGCCCTAATTACCACCGAGAATGTACCATAATCAGTAAGGGTTGATGTGGGCTGCCTAATGTTTGCAATTGATACTTTGCAATTCTTATGCAACCATTCTCCGTGTCCGCGACCGATCAAGCGGAAAAGCTTTTGCTGGTCTTGCGGCTGGAAACTCCCGGAGGTGCCCAGATCCTGTCCGATAAACCAGCCTGCTTTGGCCTCTTTGGAAGGAATTCGCATCTTGTGGGGCCCTAGGGTTGGGCTAACGTTTTGAGCAATCGGAAGAATTACAGCATAGGCGGCGACACCGACAAGACTGCGACGTAATTGCTCTTGTTCATATGTCTCGCCAAGCCAATAATCTTCGGCGGCTGCAGAAGCATAAAAAGTACCGGCTGTGCTGCACAATTGCGGATTCGTATTGAACTGCTTTCTAATGAAAGATGACCCCTGATCATCAAAGTTAAATTGAATTTTTCTGGTTCGGCTAGCAGTTGAGCTAGAAGCCACAACTGTGAATAAGTAATTGCTATCCGCAGCAATAACCTTACCTATGCCTTGTCCGAGCCCGGCCGCGGCTGCGGCGCCTTGTACCAAAGTACCACTTAATTCAACGGAACCTGACTGGTTCACATAAAATATTGCGCCAAGTCTGCCGCTTCCAAGATTGTTATTTGCAGCCCCCGCGATAGATGAACTTGCAAACACCCACATGCCGAATGCACCACCATTCTCTTCGGCGGTTGCGGCTGGGGTGGTTTTCACGGTCTGCCAGCCGGCTTTACCAGTTGCGGTGGCATTTGTATCTTCTTGTCCCAAAAGGCGAATATAAGTGAGGGGAGCCACATTTGCATTTAAAAATGCTTTGGCTGCATATGTACCGTACATCGGGGACTGATAATTTCCGTCGCGGTAAACATCGCCACCACCATTACCAGGAACAGTTTCTCCAAACGTTTCGACAAATTGAGAATATGCACTAACTTTTATAGGCTGCATCGCCATTCCGCGCGTGGCTCGACCAATGACTACTGGTCCGATAGCTTCGGCTGATTTTGGAATAAAGGAGTTATCAATTTCGTTGATGAACACCCCAGGAGATACGAATTTAAAGTTTTTTACTGACATATGTGGTTCCTCGCTTCTAAATAATGGGATTTAATTGCGGTACAATCATAGTTTAAATAGTATTTTGAACTTCAAAAGGCGGGGGAATCCAGAAGAAAAGCGAACTTTCAGTTCAGGATGTAAAATTAATAAATCCCTCGGGATCTTTGACAATTCCTTCTTGGGGAAAGGTAATTTCTACAATATTTTCCTCCACCCTTACAATTGGTCTATCGTCATTCTCGCCTTCCCCTATTAAATACCCCAAAACCTTAATAGTAATCTCCGTTGTGAACATTCTCGCATCTTCACCCATACTAGCAATATTATTACTATGTGCGAAGCCCTGATCTATAGATGCCTCATATAGATGCCCATTGCGGTACATGACGAAAGCATTTATTTGACCAGTTCTGGCTATAAATGGAGCAACCAAATCGTTCATCTGTGTTTGATATTCAGTTTTGATGACAATTTTATAATCCACGTTCACATAAACAGGAATTGGAATTGACAATGTTTTAACAACAATCTTTTTATTTACTCTTGGATAATATCGCTGCCTGGCGGCTCCTGTATTGGTCCTTGTTCCGTCTGCGACAGCAAAATTGCGAGTTTTATCTTGTACAATCTTCTTTGCTATGATCATTCTACCGGTTCTGCCGTTTTTATCTTCAGAATATACCTGCGCTTGGAAAGTGCCCTTTCGTGCTGGATCTTTAACAATGCCAGTTCTCTCAATGCTAACCAGTGGAAGTTTTAGGGCTCCAGCATCATCTCTTAGAGATTTTTCATGTTTAATCTGAAAAGAGCGCTCGGGGGCCTGCCAC